GTTGATTTTATAGTGATCTTACCGAGCAGAGTATAACACGAACTCGGTTTAATTGCAATACCCTCGTTTATATTTTGTAGGGTTATTACAATTATCATAATATCAACAATTCTGTATAAATATGGTAATAATACTTGACACTTTTCCACAGAAGTATTATAATAAAGTATACACATTAACCGTCTAATCCCATGACAGTTTCTAACATTTACGGGCAGAAGAGTAAGTATAGAATAACACTGGAATTGGACGTGCTAGATGACTTCAACCCACGGCAAATTAACTGGAGGAAAGTATTACAAATTGAAGAAAATGAAGACCTTGATTGTTACATTGAGGACATAGATTCTCCCTTAGATTATTATAACTGAAGCGACTAAAGTGTCCTTATAATGTATAGGGAACACTCCCACACAGTTACTAACATTTAAGATGGCAAATTCAGTTCGCCCAGTATCACAAACCTTTGCAGAATTTCTATTAGATAATGCAAACAATGGTGATGAAATCTTGGCAGTCCTCGATGATATTGTAGAGGTGCAAGATACAGCACTTTAAATAATACAAACCGTTATGCACAGTTCTTATAACTTAACTGTGTGAATATGTTAGGGGTTTATGTTACATAGTGGTTACACAGTTGTTGACATAAACTCTGACATATTGTAGAATGGTTTATAACAGTTAAGGACAGTGTTTTTGCCCCCTGCGTGTTATCCCCGATGCGGGCGTTGCGTTTATAAAAAAAGGAACCTTCCTAACCTACAGAGGTGACAGATCGAGTTGTATATATAAAAATCCCGTAAAATTTTTTTGACCTTCTCAGGATTCATATATAAAAAAAATCCCCAGTAAAAAATGCCCCCTGAAGATTTAAGCAATATAACCACATATCATATCTACGTGAAGGATAGGTGTATCTACCATAATCTCAAGCAAGACGAATTTGAAGAGACATGGGAGTTACTCAATGTGATGGTAGGGTTGTTAAAGACTGATTATACCGAGAAAGACTTGTCGTTTGAGAAGGCAGCCCCCACAGTAGGTGTCGGAGGACCAATAAGAATAGAACCTACAGGAGATGATTCATATTAGGTTCGGTATTCCCAAAACCTTGACATATACATAGAATTACATTATAATTGAAATGAAGGTAACTTAGAGGTTATGGCAAAAGGATTTACTGTTAAGGCAAAGGCTCCTACAAAGGATGCACCGAAGTGGGATATACCAGCGATTAAAGAGAGATGGAAAGGTAAAACAATTGTATTCTGTCTACCTGGCAGAGGTTGTTCATATACCTTTTTAAAGAATTTCGTTCAGCTATGCTTTGACATGGTTCAATCTGGAATGAGTATTCAGATATCACAAGACTACTCTTCTATGGTTAACTTTGCACGTTGTAAGTGTCTTGGTGCAAATGTTCTACGTGGTGCTGATCAAAAACCTTGGGATGGCAAACTACAGTATGATTATCAACTCTGGATTGATAATGACATTGTGTTTAATGCAGAGAAGTTCTGGCAACTTGCTGATCTTGCCATTCCTGCTGAAGGTGACGAAAGACAAATCGCAGCAGGTTGGTATGCTACAGAGGATGGACATACTACCTCAGTTGCTCACTGGTTAGAAGAGGAAGACTTCCGTAAGAATGGGGGAGTTATGAATCATGAGACTGTTGAATCAATGGGCAAACGTAACAAGCCTTTCACAGTTGATTATACAGGTTTTGGATGGGTCTTGATTAAGAAGGGAGTCTTCGAGGACATGCAATATCCTTGGTTTGCTCCTAAGATGCAAGTCTTCGAGTCAGGTGCAGTTCAGGATATGTGTGGTGAGGACGTGTCTTTCTGCCTAGATGCAAAAGAGATGGGTATTGAGACATGGTGTGACCCTCGCATACGTGTAGGACATGAGAAAACTAGGGTCATTTAAGTTTTCGGTGAATTCACAATTAAGAAGTGAAGAATTATGGGATCTTTCAGCAGAGATCCTCACCGAACTTTCTCGTAGGGATGGGGTTGAATATAGAATCAAAGCAACCCCCGACTCGATTCAACGTAAAATGGAGGAAATGGACTAATGCCAATGATGACAGCAACGAATGATGGTAATTACAAGTTACCTCGTCCGAAAAAAACTCGTCAAGGACGCTCGGCTCGCACACTACTATCCGCAACGTCTCGTAATAAAGCAAAAAAAGCATACCGAGGACAAGGAAAATAAGAAAGGAGGGTTAAGTCCCTCCTTTTTTTATGTTAAATAGTAAAAATATAGTAAAATTATGGAAAACTCCAAGAAAAAAATGCTAAGAGAGGTATCTAATGACCATCTTACACCTAAAAAACGTGATGATTTAGTCCAAAGTGAGATTTTTGGGGATTTTGATGAGGATGGATTGGATTATGAAGTAGATTCATTAACCCTTACAGAATAGTTGTAAACAATCCTTAATAAATAAACAATAATTGCTCTATTAGTGTGCCTCTAGAACGAGTTAGTCAAGGATTTAAAGATATTAGCATGACATTTCAGTCTAATCCACTGAATGATGACCTTATTGCACTCAAAAATGAGAATGCAATTGCACGTTCTATACGAAACATTGTATTTACATTACCTGGAGAGAAGTTTTTTAATGCATCCTTTGGATCAAGGATCACTGAATCTCTTTTTGATAACATAGATGAGATTACTGCCACTGTTATTGTAGATGAAATACGTGAGTCTATAGAAACTTATGAAGATAGAGTGCAATTGGTTGATGTTATAGCAGATCCAAACTTTGAAAACAACAGTTTTGATTTAACTATAACATATGAGATCATAGGAAGGAACGTTCCAGCACAAGAATTACAATTCGTTTTGCAATCAAGTAGATAAAAATGCCATTAGCTAACTTTAGTAACTTGGATTTTGACCAAGTTAAGATAACTTTACAAGATTATCTAAAATCAAACTCCAATTTTACCGATTATGACTTTGAAGGGTCTAACCTTTCAACGATTTTGGACGTTTTGGCATATAATACCTACATTACATCATACAATGCAAACATGATCACCAATGAGGTGTTCATTGATACTGCTACATTAAGAGAAAACGTCATATCTTTAGCTAGAAACATAGGTTATGTCCCTCGTCCAAGGCAAGCAGCAAGGGCAACAGTGTCCTTCTTTGTCAATACCGATGGAATTACACCTGCACCTGCTTCTTTGACTCTTAAAAAGGGTCCTGTGGCAGCATCTTCGAGTCCATTTGGTGGATCATCCTTTGTTTTCTCAATTTTAGCTGATATTACAGTTCCAGTTTTAAATGGAATTGCAGAATTTAACGATGTAGAGGTTTTTGAAGGCACACTTTTAACTCAAACCTTCACATATTCATCAAGAGTTCCAAATCAGAAGTTTGTAATACCAAATATTGGTGTTGATACTGATTTAATGACTGTTTCTGTAAGACCGAACGAAGCATCTACGACAGAAACCAAATATAGTTCGCAAAATAGTCTTTTTGACGTAAAATCTGAGTCAAAAGTTTATTATTTACAAGAAATTGAAGATGAGAGATATCAAATATTCTTTGGAGATGGAATTTTTGGAAAAGAACTTGAAGATGGTAATTTTATTACAATAGATTACATCACTTCTAGTGGAGATGCTGCAAATGGGTTAAATTCATTTAATTTTGCAGGTAGAATTCAGTATACACGCAATTCTCAGTCATATACAATTAGTTCTGGCATCTCTTTGATGACAACTGGGTTAACTGCATCGGGTGGAGAGACAATTGAGTCTGTAGAGTCGGTTAGAAAGTTCGCTCCAAGGATTTATTCGTCTCAAAACAGAGCAGTTACGTCAAATGACTATGAATCTTTGATTCCATCAAGAATTTATCCCGAAACTGAGTCAATTTCAGTTTTTGGAGGTGAAGATTTGATTCCTCCTCAGTTTGGAAAGGTGTTTATTAGCATAAAACCCAAAACTGGTGACTTTTTACCTAATTTGATAAAAGAGCAGATAAAATTAAAGTTGAAAAAGTATGCGGTAGCAGGAATTATCCCCGAAATACTTGATTTGAAGTATCTTTATATTGAAGTTAACTCAAAAATCTATTATAACAGTAATCTTGCACCTTCTGCAGCATATGTATCCTCTGTTGTACAAAGTAATTCTACTAAGTATGCAGAATCATCAGAAATGAATAAATATGGTGCTAGATTTAAGTATAGTAAGTTTTTAAATATTATTGATCAGAGTAATGAATCAATTACATCTAATATTACGACTGTTTATATAAGAAGAGATATAAGAGCAGTATTAAATGCGTTTGCAGAATACCAAATTGGTTTTGGTAATGAATTTCATATTAAGAGTATGAGTGGGTATAACATCAAATCATCAGCATTTAGAATTGCTGGAATTATGGATGATGTCTATATATCTGATATTCCTAATGCAAATAGGACTAATGGATCATTATTCCTCTTTACTCTTCCATCAGAAGCATCTCAATCTCCTACGATTGTTAGAAGAAACGTTGGAACTATTAATTATAAAGAGGGAATTGTTACTATCAACCCAGTTAATATCCAATCTGGAATGATTAAAGATGGTCAAACTGTTATTGAAATTTCTGCATGTCCTCTTTCCAATGACGTTATTGGATTACAGGATCTTTATTTGCAACTAGATATTAATAACAGTACGTTTGAAACCGTAGTTGATGAAATATCTTCAGGATTAGATCCTTCTGGTTCTAATTATATTACATCTACCAGTTATGCTAATGGTAATTTAGTTCGTTCTGGAGGACGTAATACGCAAACAACCACAAGAACAACTTCGGCTCCAAGCACATCAACTACAACAACTACTACAACAGGTGGTAGTTCTACATCATCTACATCAGCAGCTTCATCCTACTAAGATAGAAAGACTATAAAATGACAACAAAAAGAGTACAGTTTAATAACATTGTCCAGAACCAATTACCTGGATATGTAAAGTCAGATTACCCATTAGTTGCTGAATTTTTAAAATCTTATTATCAAGGGCAAGAATATGAAGGTGGACCAATTGATTTGGTTCAAAATATTGATCAATATGTAAAAGTAGATAATCTTACAAATCTCACATACTCTGTTGGACTGGGTGCAACAGTTGGTATTTCGAGTGATGCGATTGATGTTGATATGCAGAACTTCCCTACAGGAACTCTGGGTTTTCCAGATTCTTATGGGTTGTTAAAAATTAATGATGAGATTATTACATATACTGGAATAACAACTTTTGGATTCACTGGTTGTATTAGAGGATTTAGTGGTATCACCTCTTATAAGAGTGCAACTAGTTCTGAGGAGTTAGTTTTTGAAACTACAGATGCTGATGAACATGCTAAAGGATCGACAATAGAAAATTTAAGTTGTTTGTTCCTTAAGGAATTTTTAAAGAAGACAAAATATCAAATTACACCAGGTTTAGAAGGAAGACAACTTACTTCGGATCTGGATCAAGAAGTTTTTATAAAACAGTCAAAAGATTTCTATTTAAGTAAAGGAACTGATAGGGGTTTTGAAATTTTATTCAAAGCTTTATATAATGAGGATGTGAATATCATAAGACCTCGTGATTTTCTCTTTACTCCATCTAATGCGAATTATAAAGTCACTAGAGATTTTGTAGTTCAGTCAATTGAAGGTGATCCCATGAATTTGGAATTATCTACTTTATTCCAAGATGAATATGGTGATAATATTGATAAAGCATATGCTCCTATAACACATGTAGAAAAAATTGCTGTTGGTGTTGGAGAAACTTATTATAAGTTTAGTGTAGATGCAGGATATAACAGAGACTCAAGGGTAGAAGGTGCTACTTATGGTACATTTGAGGTTTCACCAAGAACTAGAGTAGTTGGTGGAATTTCAGCAGGTTCTACTATTTTTGATGTTGATTCAACAGTTGGATTTGCAACAGAGGGTGAATTACACTTTAGGTATAGTGATAATACTGTAGGAATAAGTTCATATACTTCTAAAAATCTAACTCAATTTTTTGGATTGAGTGGAATTGGTAAAACTATTGATACTGCAACTATAGTTGGTATTAATACATTTGCATATGGATCTTCTGTTGTTGATCCAGATGAAATTATTGAGGTAAGAATTACTAATGTTATTAATGGTGTTGAGTATTCATCTGCTAACTGTCTTTATGGAAATGGTGATGATATAAAAATTAAAACTTTAGGAATTGGTAATACTGGGTATAAATTGAGTGGTTGGTCATATAATGTTTCACCAACTTATAAAGTTAAAAATTTAATTTTGATTGACGTTTCAGACTTTACTTATGAAGTCTTTACTGACGTTGATCATGAATTTAAGGTAGGAGATAGAGCTGTTATTTCTCGTTCTCAAGGAGAGAATACTTCATACCCTGCTTCTATTATAAGTCAAATTACTTCTGCAAAATCTTTCATATTAAAAGAACAGGGTGAAATTAATATTACCACAGATATGGATAGTAATCCATATGTAATTGAAAGAAAACTTTCTAAAGTAAATGCACTTAACTTCCCAGAAGCAGCAAGATTTTCTTCAGATGTTCAAAATGTTTATGAAGAAAAACAAACAAAAAAATTACTAATTACATCCCCATCTATTCCATCATATGATTCATCATCTCTTGGTGTAAATGCAAATAGAATTATATTTAATGGAAACTTTAGTGGGGATACATGGGATATCATTGCTGATGCTACTACTCCCGTTGGTGTTCCTATATTTGATCATGGATTCTATACTGGAGATGCTGTTTACTATACACCACAGATAGTCAATGATGTGTATGTAGACCCCACCAGTGGGACTAAACTTGATAATTTTGTTATTAAATCATCTTTGGCAGATGAAGGTCTTTATTTCGTTAAAAGAGTAGATGCTAATAAAATTAAATTATCAAAAAGTAGACCAGATCTTTATAATGGAAACTTCATAAACCTCGATAATGATGGCACAAGAACAGGTGTTGCTACAGACAATAGAATTGAACCTTTTAGTTTTAATGCTGAAACTTTACAATCACAAAAATTAGCAAGAGTAATTACACCACCTATTAATACAGGAACAATTTCTGAAACTACTCCTGGATCTACTGGTATCTTGGTTAATGGTGTAGAAATTTTAAATTATAAATCTTATGAAAAAGTTTATTATGGACAATTACAAAGTATAGATGTTCTTGCTCCAGGATCTAATTATGATGTAATCAATCCACCTATTACTAAAATAACTGATAATGTAGGAACAGGTGCTACAGGATTTGTTGCTGTTAATGGATCTTTAAAAAGTATTAGACTTATAGATCCTGGTTTTGGATATGAGCAGAAACCTACAATAAAAATTACTGGTGGAAATGGACAAGATGCTTTTGCTGAAATAAACATGCAGCAAGTATCTCATTCTGTTCCTTTTACTGCATCTGCAGACAAAGTAGGATTGGGAACAACAGGTACTTTACCATCAACAATTGGATTCAACACTTACCATAAATTTGGTAATGGTGAGCAAATTATCTACATAACAGACAATCAGGAGTCGTTAGGTGGTTTGACTACTAGTGCTAGTTACTATGCCTCTGTAGTCGGTTCTGGAGGCACTACAATAAGACTTCATACCACAGAGGCTGGTGCTCTTGCAGGAATCAATACAGTTGTTTTAACTTCTCGTGGTTCAGGTACACAATTTATAAAAGCCACTGACAAAAAATTAATAATTGAATCTATCAATGTAATTAATTCTGGAACAGGTTATCAAAATAAAAAGAGAACACTTCAACCTGCAGGTGTTACTACATCCTCAAATCAAATAGAGATTGTAAATCATGATTATAAAGATGGAGAAATTGTCAATTATACATGCACAGGAACTCCTATTACTGGATTGACAACTGCCACTGATTATTATGTTTGTTTTATTGATAAAGATAATTTTAAATTAACAAGTGTTGGTGTTGGAACTACTGCTAGTGATTTTTATTATAAAACAAAACAATATCGTCCATTAGACAGTATTGGTGTTGGAACACATCAATTCAATTATCCTGAGATTGCTGTAACTATAACTGGTAATATAGGTGTAGCATCTGTGGGTGCAGAGACTTTTGAAGCTAAAGTTCAACCAATATTCAGAGGAGAAGTAACATCAATTCATCTTGCTGATAAAGGTGTTGGGTATGGTTCATCAGAAATCATTAATTTTAATAGACAACCAGATGTATCTTTATCTTCAGGATCTGATGCTCAGTTAACACCTATTATTCATAATGGATCTATTACTGAAGTTATTGTAGAAAATAAAGGTAAGGATTATGTTTCTCCTCCAGATTTACAAATAAATGGTGATGGAGAAGGTGCAGTATTAACTCCAGTTCTTAAAACTGTTGGAATTGGTACAAGTGCAACATATCTTTTACAGGAAGTTAAAGTTTTACAAAAAGGAATTGGATTTACTAAAGAAGCTACATCTATAGATGTTCTTTCATCTGGTGAAGGGGTAAAACTTCGTCCCAATGTTCAACAATGGACTATTAATTTATTTGAAAAATATTATCAAGGACAGCAGGTAACATCGGATGATGGTATTATTGTAAATGGATTAAACAGGGAATATGGTCTTCAGTATACTCATCTATATGCTCCTAGAAAACTAAGAGAAGGTTTATATGCTACTAATCAAGAGGGAACTTCATTATATGGACAACCTGATTTAAAGAGAATTAATGGTCAAGAAGTTGAATCTTCAGATCACTCTCCAATAATTGGATGGGCATATGATGGAAATCCAATTTATGGTCCTTATGGATATGTTAAGAGGGAAGGTGGATCTGTAGTTCAGATGAAATCTGGATATATTGAAGAAGCAGCTCTTAAAGAAAATAGACCACCTTTAACAGTGTTTGGTCCAGGATTTTTTGCTGAAGACTTTACATATAAAGAAAAAACTGATGAAACTATCTTAGATCAAAATAATGGAAGGTTCTGTATAACACCACAGTTCCCTAATGGAGTTTATGCTTATTTTGCGACTCTTAGTAATTCTGGTGCTGAACAGGGAGGTCAGTTTAATAGTTACAAATTACCAGCATTCCCATATCTTATAGGTGATAATTATCAATCAACTCCTGATTCATTTAACTTTACACAATATTCTAATCAAGATGATTATCTTTTAGAAGATGATGAGTGGTATAGAAATACTACACCTTATAATTTAATTGAAGGTGATATTAGATATCCTTATCTACCAATTCCAGATGGTTTATCACAAACAATTGATATAAAAGGAACTGAACCAGGAACTATTGGAAGTGTAGGAATTATAACAGGTGGAAGAAATTATAGAGTAGGTAATAAAGTAGTATTCAATAATCAGGGTACTGGTGGTGGTGGAGGAGCTGCTCAAGTTGCAAAACTTGTTGGTAAGGATGTTACTAGTGTAAGTGTTGCCACTAGCACTATAACAGGTGTTGAGATTTATCCTGGTCCTCAAAAAGGTCAATATACAACTATAGCAGATGAACCTATTCAATGGATTAATACAGATCTTATTACCGTAACTGGATTATCAACAACATCTTCAAATATTGAAGGAACTTATAATGTTGGTATTAGTTCTAATAGGTTAATTGTAGCAGGAGTAGGAACTACAGCAGTTGCAATAGGAACTGATGGTGCTACTGGTATTGTTACTCATTTTGATGTTTTGGGTGATTTAACATTCCCAACTATTAGATCAAATGATATTCTTGGAATTGGAACAGAAACTATAAAAGTATTAAATGTAGAACCAGCAAATTCAAGAATTAGAGTATTGAGAGGTGTGAATGGTGTTACTGGAGTTTCTCATACAGTCACCGCAGAAATTTTAGAACATCCTAGAAAACTTACTGTTAATCCTGGATTTACTTCTACTTATGAATATAGAGTTAATAAGCAAATCTACTTTGAACCAAGAGAAGCAGTTGGTATATCCACTTTAGGTGGAGTAGGAATTGGTAGCACTCTTGTATTTTCTAATCCTGGTATTGGATTAACTCAACTGTTTGTTTATTCCAAACAGATGTATCTTCCAAAGCATGAGTTAAAAACTGGTGATAAAGTAACATATGCTCCAGGAAATGGAACAGGAATTACTATCAGAGAAGATGGAAAAGCAGGTACTGCTTCTGGAATAACAACTTTACCAAATGGAAAGGATTTATTTGTTGCAGTTGTTAATTCAGATGTAATTGTTC